AGAAGTCAATAAGTTATCAATCGCACTGGCAGCATCGGAGCAGTTCAACAAGGACAGGGATAAAAGATGTGATCAACTACATGAACAAATTGAACGCAGACTTAATAAAATGGAACAATGAAAAGCTGGAAAACTACTATCATGGGACTGGTCGCAGCGGTTGCGGTGGCTGTCATCCCGATCCTTGAAACAGGAGTTATTGAATGGAAAACTATCGGTATTGCGGTGGCTATCGCAATTCTGGGTTACCTATCTAAGGACTACGATGTAAGCGGGAAGCCATGAAAGACCTGCACCCAGGCGACATTCTGCTCGTTGCTGATGGGCGGTCGATTGTCGCAAAAGGCATCACTGAGTTCATGCGCCAATACTGCCAGATCAACGGTTATGCCTATAAGCGTCTTTATCATCATGCAGCCATGGTGATCAGGTATGAGGGATCCATCGCGATAGCCGAAGCACTGGGACGTGGGTGGGTGATACATTCTGTCGAAGATGCCTACACGCCGGACGAATACGACAGGCGGGTGGATGTTTTCCGTCCCCGCCATGATTGGGCGGAAAGGGAGATAAAACTGTTGAGCCGGTACGCGCAGGAATTCAACAAGAAGGTGACCAGGTACGACTACATGAACTTCCTTTTCCAGATGTACATGATTTATACCGGCGTCTGGGTTGGGCCTTCCGGAGCACGTGCCGAAGGTCGATTATATTGCTCCGAGGGTGTGGCGACGATAATCAACAGGGTGCGGAGTTATATGTGTGAAGAACCGTGGAGATACAATCCGATGGACTTATACCTTGAGCCTACAATTATACAAGTTTAGCGGGCGGGTTTCTCTGGGTTTACCGTCCGTCATCGCCCGGGGTTGTTGGTTACTCCGGGCTTATTTAGAATGATTAAAGACGATTTTTCGATTTCGCACGATCTTTTCCCGGCAATATCTACATACCAAAACAGGGTTACCCATCGTTAAAACGCCTTAAAATGCGAAATAAGGCTATACGATATATAACATATCTATAATATTAATATATCAAAGGCTAAAAAACCTTATACTAAAACCGTGCCAAATATTCACGTGCTTTTTCGAGTGATGAGCAGCACCAAGCCCATACGCCGAACGATTTAGACTTCGGATAGCTTATTGTGTTGAATCGGTGATTGACTTTCCGGCGGAAAACTTCAAAGTAACCATCCGAACGCTGATAGATGAATCCTTTTTCGGTTTGGTCGACCTGGGTAAAGGTCACTCCCCTGACTTCACCGATGCCTTCAAATTGTGTTTTTAGCGATACCATATTAAGGATTTTTGATTGTTTTATATTGGGTATACAAATATACTACATTTAGGCGAACGTTCGTAATTTGCCAGTGTGTTAAGCTCATTTAATGCCATTGATAAATCTCAATATTATATTGATATATATCAACGGTAAAAATTAGGATTCAATGGGTATTATGTATTACCTTTACTGAAAATTAAGATCAATATTAAAATGCGGTGCAGCGCAACATATCATTTAACTCTGGTGAGTAAGGACTGCACTCCTGAAAGCCAGAGTTTTTTAATTTCTTAATACCATGAAAGCAAACATTAGGTTAACCAGTGGACGTATCGACAATCAATCAATGAGGTCGGTATGTTTGAGCGTAGTAATCCCATCAGGGTTAAACGGGCGCCAACTTGCACGTTGGAAGGCTAAGAACGAGACTGCTATATGTAAGGCAATAGAAACCAACGCAACGCCTTGTGACATAGCGGTTAGTCTTAATGATTCCGATGATACTAATATCGATGGTGACACAAACAAGCGGGTAACGCCCGCCTATACTGAAACCCATGATTCTAACCAACTAAAACTTGCACCAATGAAAACAACAGACCAACTCACCGCCAGAGAACTACTGACAATTTTTTATGATACCGTGAAGGTATCGCAGATGTCAGATAGCAGTTATCATCAATGCCTCGAACTTCTCAGGGCTGCTCCCCTTGATCAGCCTTTCACTGTCAGCAATAAAAATGACCGCTGGCTATTGGTTTACTGCCTTGATTACAAGGCTCCGATGGTAGAACCAAAAGTTTCACTCTTCGACACACTGGCAGATGCCATCCGTGCCGGATTAAATTTTAGGGGGTAATATGTACGGATTCTCAGCAGACAATGTAGGTCTCGACCGTCGCGGCGGGCCATGGGATAAGAACTGGCACAAACATGTACTTTGTCCGATTTGCGACAGGGAAGTACCGGTTGATGACTACGATCACCGGCACGATATGTGCCTGGACTGCCTCGATGAGAAGGCAGAGGAATTCACACAGAAGTTTCAAAACAAAATCAACCAACTATGAGCGACATTGTAAAACTTCCCACCATTGGCGAAATCTACGCTAATGAGGGGCAAATACTAAAGAACTCCGCACTCGCTGTCATCCTGAACGCAGAACCCTTGCCCGCTTGGGTGAGGGTTCACCCCATCACCAAGTTCAGGTACATACCTATAGAGATAGTGGAGTACCTGCTCACCAGGATATTCAGCCGGTGGCGGGTGGAAATATTGGACACTAAGGTAATCGCTAACAGTGTTGCGGTTACCGTTCGCCTCCACTACCTGGATCCCATCACGGGACTCTGGGACTGGACGGATGGTATTGGTGCCAGTCCTATGCAGACCAACCAGGGCGCAGGTGCAACGGACTTTAACCAGATCAAAAGTGCAGCCGTGATGATGGCAGCACCGGCAGCGGAAACATTTGCTGTTAAGGATGCAGCCGAAAAGTTGGGTAAAATCTTTGGAAAAGACCTCAACCGGAAAGATTCACAGGCTTATGAAAGTCTTGGAGAAATAGCAGTAAGGCGGTTCACCAAAACAGAAGAACGCACCGCTGCCTTAATCCAGGACGCGGAAACGGTGGAAGACCTGAAAAAGGTTGAACCGTTCGTAACTGATGCAACTTACGATTTATTCACAGCAAAAAACAACGAAATCAATGGATAATATACTATTCAGGGCATCACAACTGGGGCTGTTGATGACCGAGGCACGGAGCAAGTCCGAACCACTAAGCGAAACAACGAAGACCTATCTCACAGAGGTCTTCATCCGCCTGAAATATGGTCGGGAAAAAGATATAGCATCAAAGTACATCGCCAAAGGTTTGGCGGTGGAAGAGGATGCTATCACGCTATATTCCAGGGTGACGAAGGAATATCTGGTCAAGAATGAACAGCACCTTCGCAACTCCTGGATTACAGGGACGCCGGATATTGTCTACGGTGATCATGTGGTCGATATTAAATCAAGCTGGGACATTTTCAGTTTCTGGAAGTCGAAAACATCACCCCTTGACAAAGGGTATTATTGGCAACTTCAGGCTTACATGTGGCTGTTGGATGTTAAGAAAGCTAAGTTAGCCTATTGCCTGGTTAATACTCCCGCCTCGATGATTGACGACGAAAAAAAGAAATACATCTGGAAATCCGGAATCACAGGCGAAGATCAATCCGCCGAGGCACTGGAAGCAATTGAGAAAAATATGAAATACGATGAAATACCCATCGCTGAACGCTGCCACGTGATCGAGATAGACTACAACCGTGAAGACATTGAACGGTTGATTGTCAGGATTGAAGAGTGCAGGTCATATATTGCAAAGACCTTCAACCTATGACCACCCTCCTCCCACACCCCTCCCATTGTGCCTGCTTTGTCGGTAAGACCGTGATAGTGGTATCACTACCGGATGAACCTGACTTTATCCGGTCGCAATGGGAGGATCAACTGGTTCAGATAATCCCGACCGAAGCCTATCCGGGCGGGTATATGCTGAACCGGATTATTAAGTCAGAACGAAAATTTAATCAACTCCGGGTGACCGGGAAAATAATAATCAAACTATGACTAACACCCCACAGACCCCATGTGAAAGCTGCTCCAGGTTGAGCACCAATCATTGTTATTTTTGTGCTTACCCTTATTGGGACAGGTTCAGACCTCGTAATGACAGCGGGTTATTGATAGCAATTCTCTTCGCTGCGGTGGTGATCGTTGCGGTGGTGACGGTGATACTGGCGTGGTGATGAGTAAACGTAACTACCATTTTCCCGATGCCGGCAAAATGATCAGCGAAGCGTACCATATCGAGTTAAACAAAACAAAACAAACCAGAATAACATGACATATGAACAGTTTTTAGAAAGTAAGACACATACATCTATCAATTACGGAATAGATACTATTTGTATGGTCGATAAGATGTTTGATTTTCAAAAATATATAACAGACTATGCAATTAAAAAAGGACGATGTGCAGTTTTTCTTGATACTGGATTAGGGAAAACCATAATTGAACTCACAATAGCGGTAAATTATGCCAAACATACCGACAGACCGGTTTTGATTATAACCCCTTTGGCGGTTGCCGGGCAGTTTCTTGTTGAGGCTGATAAGTTCGGTATTGATGGAGTTTTCCATACTAAGGATGGTAAGTATAATGGTCGTATTGTATTGGTAAATTATGAGCGACTACACTATATGAACCCTTCTGATTTTGATTGCGTGATATTGGACGAGAGTTCAATTTTAAAAAACTTTGACGGTGCAACCAAACAGCACGTTACTACCTTTCTAAAGAAAGTCAAATACCGTTTCCTGTTTACCGCAACACCTTCCCCTAATGATTATATCGAACTTGGAACCAGCTCCGAGGCATTAGGAGGTCTTGGATATATGGATATGCTTGGGAAGTTTTTTAAGAATAATCAATCCTCTATCGATATAAGGCATTCAGGTAGTGATTGGTATTTAAAGCCACATGCAGAAAAAGACTTCTGGAAATGGGTTGCAAGCTGGAGTATTTCGGCACGAAAACCAAGCGATATAGGATTTTCTGATGAACGGTTTATTTTGCCTGAATTGCATGAAATAGAAACAATTATCCGAAACACTACACCTCTAACAATTAACGGACAAAGTTCGCTATTTGCACTTCCGGCAATCGGATTTAAAGAGATAAAACAAGAGTCCAGGGTTACGATTCAGGACCGGTGCGAAATGGCAGTTGAAAAAGCACAACATCACAACATTACGGTTTATTGGTGCAATCTGAATGATGAGGCGGAAGCATTAAAACATTTAGATACTTCGGCTGTCGAGATCCGTGGCAACATGAATATCGACCAAAAAGAAGATATTTTGACCAACTTTTCAAAAGGCAATATTAAAAAACTGATCACTAAAACATCGATAACTGCATTTGGTTTGAACTGGCAGCACTGCAATCATTCAACCTACTTCCCGACATATTCATACGAACAGTATTACCAGGCTATCCGGCGTTTCTGGCGGTTCGGTCAAACCAGGCCGGTATACATCGACCTGATACTTTCTGATGGTCAAGATAGGATAATGCAAAGTATTCTGATTAAAAAAGAAAAGGCTATCAGAATGTTTCAGGAATTATCCAACCATACTAATTCAATATTTGAAATAAAGAAAAAAGAGTTTAATAAACAAATCCAAATACCTAAATTTATATGACAAAAGAACAGAAAATTACAGAACAATATGCTGTATACAATACAGATTGTATGGAAGTGATCAAAGATATGCCGGCTGATTGTATTGACTTATCGGTATATTCTCCGCCGTTCGCAGGGTTGTATAACTATTCCAGTTCTGACCGTGACTTTAGCAACTGTGAAACCAAAGAACAGTTCCTACAGATGTATGAATATCTGATCGCTGAAATGGCAAGAGTAACCAAACCAGGACGTATCAACGCCGTTCATGTTACAGACGTTCATACCAACACTGGTAGATTGTGGGACTTCCCTGGTGAGGTGATCAGGCTACATGAAAAGTACGGTTTTGAGTACCATAACCGGATTACTGTTTGGAAGGAACCGTTAAAAGTGCGCATGAGAACAATGGTACAAAGCCTTATGCACAAATTCATAGTCGAGGACGCTACAAAGTGTTTCCCCGCTATGCCGGACTATGTTTTGATTTTCAAGAAACGTGGTGATAACCTTATCCCAGTTACGCACCCAAACGGATTAAATGACTTTGATTATTTCGGTGAAACACCTTTCCTTCCGGCACATGAAGAAACCTATGGTAATTATCATGACTTTAAAAAGAAATGGATAGGATTCGAAGGTGATCAGCGAGAAAATAAACTATCGCATTTGACATGGCAGCGTTATGCCTCCTCGGTTTGGGATGATATCAGAATTGATAATGTTTTACCGTTCAAAGATAGCCGTGAAGAAGATGATGAAAAGCACGTACACCCGTTGCAATTAGATGTTATCGACCGGATTGTTTACCTTTATTCAAACCCTGGTGAGGTTGTATTCACTCCATTTATGGGAGTTGGTTCTGAAGTATATTCACCTCTTAGCATGGGGCGCAAGGCTATCGGAGTTGAATTGAAGGATAGTTATTACAAACAGGCTTTAATGAACATCGATGAAGCTGATAAGAGATTCTCAAATCACATTCAGTACAAACTTTTTGAATTATGACAATCTACGAAGAAATCTACCAGGAACGTCAAAGACAATTAGATCGATGGGGATTCCAGAATCATAAACCTATTGAATGGCTTTCAATCCTAATGGAAGAGGTCGGAGAAGTTAGCCATGAAGCATTGGAAAACCACTTCACCGATTTTTATCCGCCTCATTCGCTGGATGATTACCGAAAAGAGTTAATCCAGGTCGCTGCGGTTTGTGTGGCTATGATTGAATCATTAGATAATATTTAACCTCACCGCACCAATCTGACAAAAATTGATTATATTTGTAATCGCAAATAGGCTACCAACCAATGAAAAATAATCCTAACACCCTTCATAGATTGACCCCTTCAGCTCCGGTTGGTAGCCTTGCTGATAGGGGTCTTTCGTTGAGGGGGTAATTAATGGCAGGAAAGGGCTTTACCTAACATCAAAAAAAATGGCACAAATTAATGAAATGACTTTAATAGATATTGAAAAATCAATCGCAGATTTAATGACGACTAAATCAAGGTTGTCAACAAGAAAAAAACAGATTGAACTACAATTATCACAGTATAAATCAAGGGTTAGAAACGCACCTGGTAATTTACCGGCAAAAGAATATAAAAGCATTTGCAGAAAACAAGACGAAATAAAAGCCGAAATGTTCGATATTGATAATCAAATTACGGATATTAATAGTCAAATCTATAAGAAAAATTCATTACACCAAGAGGTTGCAATACATTTAAAAAATGGTAATATAAATACAGAAAATGGTGGATCGGTCAAATCCAGATTAATAAAACTTCGTGATCATTATTTGTCGTTTTCGGCTGATAATACGCGTGTTTCATCAATGAGAATAATGGCATCACAAATAGCCGAGCAACTTGAGGTCATCATTAAGACACTTTAGCATGAACA